GATGTAATTGCATCTAGTCTTGGTACATCAGCAGAGGGGATTGCAGCATTAGAACGTATGCAAGAGAGTATGCAGTCTGTATCTGGTAGGTCTGAACAGGTAGCACAACCAGAAAGAGAACTAGGTATAGATGATGTTAAAGCAATGATGAATGATCCAAGATATCATGATCCAAGACATAGGGAAACTTCATACGTTGAGAGGGTTAATCAAGCGTGGAATCGCTTGAATATGTCAGGCAAAATTTAATGCTCTATGTTGAAAAAGGAGAGCCAGCTCATGCTTTTGAACTGGCTTTCAAACTAAGACAAATAGATATGTTTGAGGTAGCAATGATGGGGCATGATCCATTATACGCTTTGGTTACGCCTTTTAGATTTACTAGAGACGGTGTAAAAACATATACTGTTTTAAAAAATAAAGAAGTATTAGCTATGTTTGGTGTTGTTAGCACTAAAAATAATCCTAAAAGAGGAGCTGTATGGATGCTATCTTCTAAAAAACTAGATAAAGATTGGTTGTATTTTACAAAAAGAACTAAAAAATGGGTAGATTATTTCTTAGCTGACTATGATTATGTACACAATTACATATCAGAAGAGAATAAAACAGGAATTAAATGGCTAAAGTGGTTAGGTTTTAGCTTTAATCCTAAGAAAATTATTGTCAAAGGCAAAGAAGTATTGTATTTTTATAAGAAGATACAGGGTGTATCTGGAAATATACAGCCCGTTTTAAATGATCTCGGTCCAAAATGGATAACCGAAGATAAGTTAAGGTTGGACAACTGTTGAATTAATTTTTAATAGGAGCTTAATATGGCAACGCAAATAAGTAACGCGTTTATTAAGCAGTTTGAAGCCGAAGTCCACATGGCTTATCAGAGGATGGGTTCCAAACTGCGCAATACAGTGCGTCAATCGAATAACGTTACCGGTAACCAAGCAAGATTCCAAAAGGTTGGTAAAGGTGCTGCGTCTACTAAATCTAGACACGGTCAAGTCAACACAATGGAAGTAGCACACTCTACAGTAGATGTTACATTAGCTGATTTCTATGCTGCCGACTATGTCGACACATTAGATGAGCTAAAAACTAACATTGATGAGAGACAAGTATTAGCTACATCTGCTGCTGCGGCACTGGGACGTAAAATGGATCAATTAATTATCGATGTACTCGATGCTGGTTCTAACTCTAGCAACGTGGTTCATGGTTCAGCAGCTTTAACATTAGCTAAAGCACTAACCGTATATGAAGCATTTGGCGAAGCAGATGTACCAGACGATGGACAAAGATACTTTGTTGTATCACCTGCTGGATGGGCTGATTTACTACAAATCGACCAATTTAGTAGAGCAGAATACGTAGGAGAAACTGATTTACCATACGCTGGTGGCATGACTGCTAAACGTTGGCTTGGTTTTTTATGGTTTACTCATTCTGGGCTATCAATTTCTAGTACAACTAGGGACTGTCACGCATACCACAGCTCGTCTGTTGGTCTTGCTACTGGTTCTGATGTACGTACAGAAATTAACTATGTACCAGAAAAAGTAAGTAATTTAATAACTTCATACTTTAGTGCAGGATCTGTCATGATTGACAATGATGGTGCTATCGAATGTCAGATAACAGAATAAGGAGGATAACATGGCTTTAGATGCAACAAATCTTAAAAAGATAGCTGGTTCTGGCGACATGAATCTCTTTGTTTATAAGAGTACTGACGCTATTGGAACAATTGTAGCTTCGGGTTATTTTAATAGCTCAACTGCTGACTTAAAACAGTTTGATACAATCATAGTAACTGGTGCCACAGGTGGTACAGCTACTGTAGATGTGATTACTGTTTCTAGTGCATCAGGTGCTGCAACAGTTACAACAACTAACGGAACATAACGTTAAGGGGAGAGGTTTACTCCAAGTGATCTCTCCCCACTATAATTATGAATAATAGTAAATTTGATATATGTAGCTCAGCCCTAGTTTTAGTAGGTGCTAACACTATTACTTCATTTACTGCAAATACTACTGAATCAACAGTAGCATCACAACTTTACGAAACTACTTTAGAAACTATGTTAACCAGATGTAGATGGAGATTTGCTTCTAAACAACAACAATTGTCTAGAAATACAGAAGTACCAGACGCAAGATGGGAGGCAAAGTATTCTTTACCAGAGGGAACATTAATCATTCATACTATTACAGTCAATGACAATGTTATTGAATATGATAGATATAGTAATGAGATATTTTGTGATGCTTCTACTAGCGATACTGTGGTAGCAGATTTTACATACCAACCATCAGAAGCTGATTTCCCACCCTATTTTACACAAGCATTAGTATTTGAACTTGCATCATTATTTGCAGGTGCTATTGCTAGAAATGATAGTTTATCTCAATTGTATGCAAGTCGTTCTGTTGCACAACTAGCTATAGCTAGAGCGCAAGATTCACAAGCACAAACAACTAGAAAAATAGATACAACTAGATTTAGAAATAGGAGGAATACAAGTAGCATTGGAACTATCAAAGCTACTGTTAGCTCATAGATGGCAATACATAGAATTAACCAAACAAGCTTTCATTCTGGAGAGTTAGATCCACAGCTTATATCACGTAATGATTTACGTGCATATGGAAGAGGACTACAAAAAGCACGTAATGTAATGTTACGTAATCAGGGAGCTATAGAAAGAAGACCGGGAACCTTTTTTAGAGCAGACTTAGGTGGTCATTCTAGATTAGAATCATTTATATTTAGTGGTACGCAAGAGTATATCTTTGCGTTTCAAAACACTGCTCTCAAAATATATTCAACATCAGGTACATTATTACAAACAATAACCAGTTGCCCTTGGGCTACATCTAATTTATTTGAATTAAACTTTACACAACAAGGCGATACAATGATTGTTGTACATGAAAGTTTTGTACCACAAATTATAACTAGGACAGGAGCTACAACGTTTACCAAATCAAATTTTGCATTTACTGAAAGTGTTAATGGTAAACAAATATATCAACCTTATTTTAAGTTTGCACCAGAAACTGTAACACTAGATGCAAGTTCAGCTACAGCAGGAACAGGCATAACAGTTACATCTAGTGCATCTTATTTTACATCTAATTATGTAGGTACAACATTAAAAATATATGGAACAGAAGCTACAGTAACTGCATATACATCTGGGACAGAAGTAACAGTAACACTCAAAGATGATTTAGAGGTAGAGTTAGATGAAGATCCATTTGCAACACAACAAGGTAGTGGTGTTGTAAAAGTTACACATGTACAACATGGCTTATCTACAGGTGCTTCTATAGTTATATCTGGTTCAGAAGATATATTTGATGTAGATGGCAATGGTTTAGCTTCTGTAAACTTAAACGGCACATTTACTATAACAGTAGTAGACGACAATCATTATACATATACAGCTAGCTCAGGAGATACAGCATTAGAATCAGTAGATGCTGGTGGTGTTAGAGTAGTAATAAAAACACATGCACCTACCAGAGATTGGCAAGAACAAGTATTCTCTGATATAAATGGATATCCAAAAGCTGTAGCATTTTTTCAACAAAGATTAATATTTGCTGGAGTGACTAATTTACCAGATGGATTACAAGCTAGCAAAGTATCTGAGTTTTATAACTTTGATACAGGTGAGGGTAATGACAACGAATCAATACAAATACAAATAGCATCAAACGAAATTAACGAAATAAGACATTTAATATCTGGAAAAGTATTAGAAATATTGACTAATACATCTGAATTTTATTTGAAAGCATCTATAGGTAAACCTATTACACCAGCTGATATCGAAGTAGTAAGACAATCTACCTATGGCGCACAGCAAAAAGCAATGCCTAGACAGTATGATGGTGCAACAATATACATACAAAACAACGGTAGAACAGTAAGAGAATATGTATTTAATAGTGCTACAGAAGAATTTGCATCAGCACCAATAGCTATGATGTCTGGACATTTAGTAACTGGAGCAACTGATGCAGCACATTTAGATTCAATGAGCGATCGTGACGAACAATTATACTTTATAGTTAATTCTGATGGCACTATTGCAGTTTATTCGTCACAAAGATTGCAAGAAGTATCTGGTTGGTTTCAATGGAATACAACAGGAACTATAGAATCTATTGCATGTACAACAGGTATTGCATATATGTCAGTAAAAAGAACAATCAATAGTGCTGATGTTTACTATTTAGAACAAGTAGCAAGTACAGCATTTGATATACCTACAGATATGACAGCGACAAAAACGTTGTCAGCGAGCTACCAACCTCATGGCACTCCACTCACTCATGGTACAACGAGTAGCTCGTCTGGGTTTATTGCAGATGGATTTACTAATGCACCACAACAAGGTGAGGCATTTCAGTTTGCAGGTACAGGCACAGAATATACAATACAATCTGCAACAGCTACAGGTAATTCAGGTGAATATCATATAGTAATTAGTGCATCTATAACTACATCTAATAACGTAGAATTAAGATTTACAAAATCTAAAACATGGTCAGGCTTGAACTCAACACCAGATATGAGAGGATTAGAAGTACATGCTACATCAGGTTCTACAGAGGGAGGCAATATAAACTATTATGGAAGTGCCACTGTTACTAGCGGGGGTGTTGGCGTTTTTGATAGTCCTGCATCAGCGGTAGATATAGGAACAAATTACACAGTAGAAATTAATACAATGCCAGCTGATGGTGCTATTGGTGCATCTACAACTAAATCACCATTGACAGCACATCCAAGAAAAATAGCTAAAGCTATATTAAATTTATCAAACAGTTATACTTTACAAGTAAATAACTTAGATGTACCAATGAATGATATAGCAGATATAACGACTTCAGCAGGAATACCTGCATTTACAGGCACGAAATCTGTACATTTTTTAGGATATAACAATAACCCATTTATGGAGATATCTCAGAATATACCTTTACCATTTAGAGTATTAACAATAACAACGGAGATTTATTACTAATGTGTGATCCAGTATCAATGACTTTAGCAGCTTCAAGCGCAATGAGTACAGCAGGTGGCTATCTTGCGGGAACAAGTATGCTATCTGGAGTAGGTGTTGGAATGATAAACGCTGCATCTGCTATCAATAGTAGTAGTGCATTTGTGCAAGGATTAAGAGGTGTAAGTCTAGCTATGAATGTTGGCAATACATTATCAGCAGCAGGTAGAATATATGGCGGATCGCTTCAACAACAATACAATAATCGACAAGCAGAATTAGAACAGCAAAAATATGTAGAGCAACAAAAACAAATGAAAGCTCAAATAGAAAGAGACAAGCTAGAAGCTAGGTCTCAAGAGTTAGATAGAAGAAGAACATATATAAGAAACGCTGCATCAAATCAAAGTCAAATGGCTGTATCTGGTGTAACAATGGCATCTGCATCTTACTCAGCATTACTCGATAGTAACAAAGATACTTACTTTAGAGATATAAATTACATAAAAATGTTAGGTAAAGAAAGAGATTATGTAAATAAAACAGAATTAGAACAATCTAATATAGCTCAACGTTCTGCACAAAAACAATATAAAACATTAGCTAAATCTACTACAGTGAATACATTACTAGATGCTAGCAAAATGTACTTTGGATAATAATGGCAATCAATAGAGAAAAACAACAAAATACACTAGCTAACAGAATAAGAGTAGTTAGAGGTAGAGGTTTAGATCAAGCCATATCTAGTGCTAACAACGAATCAAGAGTAGTAGAAGCAACTATTAATAATATATCTAATGTTGCACAAGATTATTTGACAACACAAAATACTGCTAAAGGTAAGAAGATGGCACGTGAACAAGAGTTTGGTGCTAAGACTATTACTTACACAGATAACAATGGCGCACAACATAACATGGAAATGGTTGTACCAGTAGAAGCTCCAGAGTTTCAAAGTCGTTCTGCCCAAGAAGCTTATGATGCAATCAATATGGTTATGTATAATGATGCTGTTAAGACATCATTACAAGGCATAGTAGATATGACATCGACAGAAGCCCTAGATGCTGGATCATCTGTACAAGAGTTTCAATCATTAGTAGAAAACAAAACATCAATATACATAGATGAATTACCACAAGGTTATCAACAGGTAGCTAAAACACATGTAGCAGATAGATTGGCACTCAAAGCTCCTAATGTACACAAAGGTTTTGTAGTCAGACGTAATGCGGAATCAGAATTAAATATAACTAAAATGACAAACAACGTGTCAGCAGAAGCATTTGAATCTGCACTTATGGGTAATGAATACAATTTAGAAAGACTAAGAACTAAGTATGATGAAGCGTCTTTACTCATAGATGCCTCTGGTCATTACACATCAGATGCTCACAAACAATCAGCAATAAAAGAATTACAATCAGATTATAAATTAAATAAAGCAATACTAGATATGTTTGGTAACTCTCTATCACATGATCCAAGTGATAGTAATACTGGGTATGATATGCAAACTAAAACAAATCTTAATGCTTTATATAATTTATTAACTAATCCATCACAATCATCAGTAGCCATTACAATGGATGATGGTTCTACAAAAACTGTTACAAGAAAAGAACTGAGAGATACTGTACCACCAGAAGATTGGTATCAGTTATCAGATAAAAAAGCTAAACAATTAAAACCATTAATAACAGCTAATGCTTCTAATACTAAAAAAAGACAAAAAATAGACGAAATTAAATTTGATTTAAATAATCGTGTATACAACCAAAAAGATGCTAAACATATATTTGGCAATCCTGAACTTTTAAATATATTAAAAACAGAATACTCAGAAGAAACAGGAAGAGTAGCAGATGATGATCCACAACATTTTCAAATATGGACAATGAGAGAAAGAAATGGGCTTATGAATGATGTTGGTTATAGAAAAATAAAACAATTACTTAATAATCCTACCAGAGGTAATGCAGACGAAACTACATTAATTTATATGGAAATGGTAAACCAATCTGGTCACAACGCTAAAGAACTATTAAAACTTTCAGATGCAGAAAATGGCGTATTAATGAATATAAAAAACAATATGCAGAATGGCATGACATTTCCAGATGCAGTTAGAGAAGTACAAGATATAAAACAACAAGTAGCTGAAATGAAAGATAACAACGCTCCTGATTTGACTAACAGATTATCTAAAGCTGATGTGTCAGATTTAGAAACTCCTAAAAAATTAAGCGAGTTTATAAAAAATGAAATAATAGAATTTAATGACAGTTTTGGAAATATGTTTTTCACTGATCAAGATACTGTTGTTTCTCTCGATGCTGTTAGAGAAATAGAAAATGAAGTCAAAGCAATGGTAATGTCTGGTAATGTTGATAAAGATAATATTAGAGACATAATAGAAATACGTATGCAAGAAATAGCAGATGGTCGTGATCCTAAATATGGATACTCTTTTTCTACAGCATCTAGAATTGTTGGTGTTGGTGAAGATTTATTAGACGTACATATTGTATCAAATAGAGCAGAATATCCTTATGGAATTGATATTAATGGTGAACAGAGAGTAGATTATATCTTACCTTTTATTAAAGAAAAAATTGCTAAGAGTAGATTAAAATCAGAAACATTTAGTGTACCTACAGGTATGGAAAAAATAGGCGAATCATTTGAAGAAAGCAACGTTAGATTACAAATAGAACAACGAGGTGTAAACCCATCTTATCATTTATCATATGTAAGTGATTTCGAAATTAGAAAAATGCATAGTGATTTTGGTAGATTAATTATAACTAAAGAAGACTTTGCAAGAGAAAGAAAATTATATAAAGACTATCAACGTATAGCAGTAGACCAAACATTCTCTGAATGGAGAAAAGCTAATGTCGATTAGAGAAGAACAAAAATCTCAGTTTGACGAATCACAAGAACAATTAAGAGAGTTAGACTTTACTAAAGATATTTACTCACCTAGTGATTTTGCTAGTCGTCAAATAAAACCTAGAGGATCGCAATCATATATTGATGATATTGGTGATGAGGTAATGTTGACATGGATAGGTCAGTTACTAGATAGTGATGCACAAAACTTAGGTGATTATAACGAAACCTTTGACAGAAACTTTAATCCTTTCGAGGCAGAACATATAGAGGGATATGAAGAACATGCTGAACAGTTTATGGAAGTCCGTAATCAAGGACACATGGATTATCTTAAACATAGAATAGATGTAAACAAAGCTAGATATGAAAGATTAGAAGCTAGTCCAGATAGAACATTTGGTCCAGCACTTATTGCTGGGTTATTCGATCCTATAAACTATATACCTGTACCATTTGTTGGAGGTATGTCATTTGCAACTAGAGCATTGAAAGGTGGTGCTGCGGCAGGTGTACTAGTAGGTGCAACAGAACCTGTAAGACAAGCATACAACCCTCTTGCTACTACTGATGAATCAATAGCATATGTTGGGACATCATTTGTTTTGGGTGGTGTATTAAGTGGATTGTTAGCACCTAGAGTAGTCAATAGTGCAAACAGAGCCATAGCCAAAAAACACATTATAGACAAAGGTGGACCAGAACAATTAGAAACTAAATATCACAACGCTATGTATGAAACAGAGGGTGGTGATCCAAGTATGTTTGATGGTCTAGTTATTAGAGCGCAAAGATTTGACAATAAAATAAAACTAACAGAAGACTTAACAATAGATATTAATGTAGGTAGAACCGGCAGATACTATGATGCTAGAGGCAACTATACTAGAGATAGAAAAAGAGGTGTTGAATTGGCAAACATATTTGTAAAAACAGATAAAGGTAAAACAAAAGTACTTGTTGATGAAGTTAGATTAAAACAAGAATTTAATGCATATAAAAAAGATGGCATACAACTTCCGGGCGTATCTCCTAACGTTGCTAAGCTAATGAAAACTTATGATCAATACGTAAACTTTAAAATTAAAAAAGAATTATGGAAAAAAAACCAATGGGTAGAAAAAAGAAAAAAAGGTGAATCATTAGAAGCTTATGACCAGAGAGTAACTAAAGCAGTAGTAAAAGATTCTAAGAAACAACAAGGCAGTTTTGTTAGTGATGTAGGTGAAATACCAGTCATGAAACAGTTTTTAACATGGTTAGATAAATATACTGACACAGGTAAAGTTGTACATAAGTTTCAAAAACATCCTGCTATTGCATCTTATCTTGCTAGAGATATATTTGAAATTACTGGTGACTTTGGAATAGTTGCACGTGGTCATAAAGCAGGTATAAGAATGAACCCATCTGTACATTTAACTGTACAAACTACTAGAGAAGCAGAATTACAAAAAGTCTTAAACACATTAAATGAAAAATATGTTGAATATAGGACAGGTAGCAAAGAGAGTAAGTATATGTTTGGTGGTAATAGAACCGCAGCAACACATAAAGGAGCTGACTGGTTGGCAGAAACTAAACATAGTTGGGCTACTAACATGGCTAAGATGCGAAATAAAATGTTTGGTCTAAAAGAAGAGTTACCAGATAGACCACAAAACACATGGAATGAATTTCAACATGAAGTATCTAGGGCTGTAATGGATGACAAAATATTAAATGATCCTAAATTACCAAGAACAATAAGAGAATCAGCATTAGCAACACGTAGGTATTTTAAAGAAATAGGCGAAGAAGCCAATGATTTAGGTATGTTTGCTAACCAAAGAACTGTATTAAGACAGTTAAAAGAAAAAGAAAAAATAAAAAGACAAGTACAGGCAGACTTAAGAAACCCAAACATAACACCAATAAAAAAAAATGAACTAGAAAAGTTATTAGATTCATTAGGCGATGATCTAAAATTTTTAAAAGAACAAGAAAAATTACTTTTAGATGAAGATATAAAACCTTTAGATTTAAATGCAGAATATTATAGTAGGTTTTGGAATAGAGAAGAAATACTTAAACATGAAGAACCATTTAAAAATATATTAAGAAATTATTACAAAACACATCCAAGACATGGTGGCAAAACAGCTAAACAAATAGAAGATATGGTTGATTTTACACATGAAAGAATCCTAGATCAGTCAGCATCTATGGACACTGATGGAATATTAGGACTTGGAACAATAGGAAAAGGTCAAGCTAAAGCTGGTGTAAGAGGATTGATGTCTAGAAACCTAGATATAGAAAACAAAGAACTAATGAAAACAATTAACATGTCACCAGATGGTATTCCATTTATAGAAACAAATGTGTCTGATGTTTTAAAAATATATAAAAATAGAATGACTACAGCTATAGAAATTACCAAAAGATTTGGTGATAGACATATGATGAATCATACATACAGATTACAAAGAGAGTTAATTTTAAATACAGTAGAATCAAAAAAAGACGTTACAGCAATGAATGAAGTTTTAAATGCTATACAAGATTCTAAAGATAAATTATATGGAACTTTTAATACCCAAGATCCTGCCTATATGAATAAGCAGGCTGCTGGATTTATACGTAACATTGTATCTCTTGCATCTATGGGTAAGGTAGTATTTACAGCTCAAGCTGACTTGGGTAGACCAATTATGGTGCATGGTTTTGGTAGAGTGTACTCACAAGCATGGCGACCAATGATGAAAAATCCAAAACTGTACCAAAAAATAGCAAAAGATGCTCAGTTTATAAATCCTTTGATAGAGTTAACACAGCAAATGTCAGCAGCAGAACGTTACTATGGTGCAAACATGGGACCACAAAATGCTACTGGTGGATTTTTTAATAAGTATTTTTATCAACCAGCTCAGAAAACTCAAGGTATCTGGTATTGGATGAACGGGCTTACCCCGTGGACTATTAAAATGAAACAGATGACTACTTTTGTATCACAACATAGATTCTTAGAAGATGTAATAAAACTTAACAAAGGATCATTAGATGAAGCTGGTAAAACTAGATTAGCATCTTATGGTATAGATGAGCAGATGGCTAAGCTTATAGGTCGTATGCCATACGAACAAA